TGCGCGGCCAAGTAATTGCCTTGGGGCGCGACCTCTACCGACTTGGTGTAGCGGTGCCCGCGTTGATCGCGGCACTGGACGCTAACGTAGATTGTCCAGCGGTGAGGGACGTCGCAGACAGCGTCGGCGAGGCGTTGGCCGGGCGGGATGTTCTTGCAGTTTTTCCAATTGACCATGCCTTGCCGGCCGCTTGGATCGATGTTCACCACTGCGACGTGGTTGGTGCTGAGCAGCGCCCGGCACGAACGCTCGACGCGGGCACGCATATTGTTGGGCTTGCGCTTGCTCATAGAGACTCCGTGATACGCCTCAGTGCGATTCGCTCTGCGTGGGACGGGGAAGGTCGCCGGCGCTTCAGAATGGTGTCAGGGTCGATCTTGTCCGAGCGGGTTGGGCGGGGCTCCGGCTTGAAGGCGGAAGCAGGTTCAGCCTTTCCGCCGGTACCGAAGAACTGATCCAGCTTGCGGTTCAAATCGTCGATCATCGAGTCACGCGGGTTGGGCATTGGCACGCCGATCACTGCGCACCTCCGGGGAGGCGAGATGCCTGTGCCTCGAACTGTTTGGCCATGTCCACCGCCGCGGCGTACGTCCAGCGGAATGCCTTCGTCTTGTTAGTGACCAGATCGATGATGTGGTATGCCTTGCCGACATTCTTGACCTGGAAGCGCACAGGCTTCTCAGGCATCACCAAGTTCACGCGGCGGGCGAACTCTTCGCGGGCCATTTGGCTGCGAACCATCAGTGCGCCGAGGACGTCCCGGCGTTGTTGGATCATTGGGTGCATGGTGCATTCCTCGGTGTGTGGTGCGTGTATTCGTAAGCACTCGGGCCTCCTGCTGGTTGCCGTTGGGCGCAGGGGAGAGTGCTGGCGAATAAAGGCGAGGCAAAAGAAAGGCCCGTGGACGTTCGGGCCTTCCACAGATGCAGTGTTTTTTGGGGTTATGCCTATTTCATGATGGTCATCCTCCTATGCGCGCCGTTGGCATCTTGGCGGGCGCTCGCCGCTCTCTGATTTGTTGAATGCAGGTGGCCGGTATAAGCCGGGTATTCGTCCGCATCCCAATGCACCCTGTCGCCAAGGTGCAGCAGTGATGCTTTGCCGTCGTTTAAGCGATAAACACACCATCAGTCGATTCCCCTGCCGGTCCTTGAGGATTCGGATGCTCTGACATTCCAACGATGATTTCCCGGCGCATTGCCTCGGCTACAAGCGCGGTCTGGCGATGAACGCCGAGCTTGAACATGGCACTGGATATCCGCTTGACCACCGTCCCAGGTTCAACGCCGAACGTTCTGGCGATCTGTTTAGCGGTGAAGCCTTGTGCAACGGAAAGCAAAAACTGAAGTTCCCGAGGGGCAAGGCCTCGGCCGAGATGGCCGATCCATGTCCCGCTTTTGATTGTTGATTCCATGCTGTGTACCTCTCGGTTGATTTCCCAATGCACCCGATAACCAGGTGCATCAGTGAAACTGTCCGTCCTATTACCGCCGGAGAGGCGGGGCGCATTGCTTGCCGGGTCATTCACACGGTTTTGGCATTTCACCATCGAGAAGCCGTACAGGTTGTTCCTGTCGTTGGCAGGCTTTCGGGCCTGTCTGCTCGCCGGTCGCCGGTAGAGGCAATGCGGTCTGTTGTTTGTTGCGCTGTCTGTTAAAGAGCGGCGAGCTGGTTTTGGCTCTGGCGCTCATGTTTCTCGGCGCTGAGGTAAATTTAGCCATGAGCTAAAGATCAGTCAATAGCTTCAAGCTAAATATTTTAGCTTTGGGTGAAATTATTTTGGCGAGGGAGGTTGTGAAAGGTAATTAACCGTCGGTCTTTACGCGGGAGTTAGCATCAAGCTAATATCCGGAAATGCTGTACATGCATACAGTTATTAAGGAGTGGCTGATGGCAAACCCGCAGAAGAAAAAACCCCAAGAGTCGAAGCCGATGTCAGGCGTGGAGCGCCTGACCCTTAGAGTTTCGAACATGATCAATCACCCAATTGCACAGGATCGGAAGTGGGCGACGATCCATCGGCTCGACACCGATGGGGATAGGGAGTGGGGAGAGGTGATGGGGGCGCTAACCGAGGTGGATAGCATCGAGATGACATTCAACGACGAGGACGAATCGGTTACGCTTCGATGGGAGGCTCCTGCGGATGAAGACCCGCGTGTAGAAGCTCAAGAAGAGTTTGATGCGGTGGAAGAGCTAGCGCCTTTCTGACGGGTACAAAAAAGCCCGCTGAAGTGGCGGGCTTTACTTGTTTCGATCGGTCAGGCCTTTCTGGCGTTCCAGATCAGCAGTACTTTCGCATGAATGGTTACGTCGTCAATCCGGGCTGTCTGATTTTCATAATGTGGGTTGTCAGAAATCAGCCGGTAATGATCCTCGTCGAGGCGCATGATCCGCTTGATATAAAGCTCGTGATGCCAGGTCAAAACGTAGATCCCTTCGCCGATGAAATCCCGCACCCCCTTATCAACAATGACAAGGTCCTTGTCATTGATGGTGCCTTCCATGCTCTGGCCCCACCCGTTGATCATCCCCAGAGATGTCTTCGACGTGTAGGTGATGCCTTTCTCGCGCAGGATTTCCTCGCGCACCACCAGATTTCGGACAACCTCCGTGTAATCAGGTGGAACCTGGCCATGGCCCATTGCCGCTCGAATGTCGTACTGAGGGATGACGATCTCGTCATTGGTAGGGCGTAGGCTTGCAATGCTAACCGAGAGTTGATGGGCCAGCCCATCGTCAGGCTCTTCGGCAGCAGCGACAATTCGATCCCGCGCCTCAATCGAAAGTCCCTTCACCTTTCCAAGCATTCGCTTTACTTGGTCTGCGGCCGATGAATTTGATTCTGTGTCCGGCGCTGTGATGATCTCTTTCGGACCGGGACCTACCGATTCTTCGTCGGTCGGTAGAGAGTCAAACCACCCCCTAGGCAACTTCTCGACCACCTCAATCCGGCGAGCTACATCATCGCCCAAATTCTTGGCGGTCTTTTCCGAAAGGATTTGGCTCAAGTGCGCAGGCGCCATCCCCCAGCGTTCGGCACAGGCGCCTTTTTTTTGCTCGCCGATCAATTTGACCAATTGGCGTTTGCGAATCGCATAGATATCCATGCGAGCAAGAATGCCAGTCTTTAGCTCAATGCTAAATGTGCCCACAGCTAAATATTCCTTGCTCTGATATTAGCCCTAAGCTAAATTTCTCCTACGTTTTAGGAGAACCCCTATGAATGACCACTTGCGAGATTGGCTCGCCAGCACAACAGCCGACCGACGTCGGCTGGTATCCGAAGCAGCGAAGACCACCGTCGGACATCTCTGGCAGCTTGCTGGCGGTCATCGGAAAGCATCTGCCGAACTTGCCGAGCGTCTTCAAGACGCCTCTGACGGCGAGATCACTATCGCTGGTTTGCGGCCTGACCTTATTGAGCTCGCTCACAAGGTGCTTCGCGTTGCCGAATCCCATCCAAAAAAGTCTGCGGCATAGCGGGGGCTGTGCCTACCACCGAAAACACGCTGGAGCGATTAGAAGCCATGCAGCACCACCTCGATTTACTCAAGGAAGACCTTGAAGGGATTCGGGAAGACCTTCGGAACACAGAAAAATAGCCTGAAGGTCCATTGGCGACAGTATCGAATTTGGCGGGGATTCGAGGTAGTGCACCGGAATGGCTGTTGATGCATCCAGTACCCAAATAACAGGCACAAAAAAGCCGGTGGCTAGACCGGCTTCTTCACAACACTTCGGGGGTCATTATGAACACGATCGCAACCCACAGCAATACCCTCTATGTCGCGACACATTTTGAGCATTCTCAAAACGTGCCGCAACGTCGTACCACCCATCAATCCGCCGCCATGCACGCCGCATTACTGGTTCGCTGCCAGTACTCCCGCGAGTCTAAATCCCAATTCCGCCGAGAGTGCCTTGACCACCTGAAGGCGTCTCTCGTACCGGAACAGAAGGCTTCAGCATGACCAACGTCATTCAACTTCATGCAAGTAACCCGGGGGGCTTTACCCGGATGGACAACGATCTCTACGGCGCACTGATCCGTGCCGATCTTTCAGGAAGAGAACTTCGTGTTGCCCTGGCCATCCATCGCCAGACCACTGGCTACAACGTTGCCAGCGCTCGGATAGCGGCCTCCTACATCGCCGAGATGGCCAACATCCACCGCGAGGACGTTTCACGCATCATCGGTGAGTTGCTGCGCCAGGGTGTGATTCATCGTGAAGGTGGAAGTAAGGCCCCGATCGGAATTTCACCAGTGAATGCCTGGCGAATTGATGCGAAAAACACCCGCAAAACCACCACCAAGAAAGAGCCACAGTGTGGCGTTTCTACCACGTCCTTAGTGGCGCTTTCACCACACAATAAAGACAGAAATACAAATACTACCTCTGACGAGGTAGTCGTCGACGCCAAGCGTCAACCGGAAGTGGTGGCGGAAAAGGTTTCGAGGACGAAGCGGGATGCATGTCCACACCGGGCCATTGTCGACCTGTACCACGAAATCCTGAACGAGCTCCCAGGCGTTGCCCTGATCAACCAAACCCGCATTCAGCATCTGCAAAGCCGGTGGCGTGAACATGAAGCCCACCGAGACCTGGCCTTCTGGCGCGAGTTCTTTGAGTCCGTCAAAGCTTCGGATTTCCTGATGGGCAAGATCGAGGGTCGTTTCAACACCAAGCCATTCCGCGCCACCTTCGACTGGCTGATCGCCCCTCGTAACTTCATCAAGGTCGTCGAGGGTAATTTCAATGCGTGACCCCTACAGCATCGAGGCCGAACACGGCCTGCTCGGCGCGATGATGCAGCGGCCCGAGCTGATTGACTCCCTGAGCGACGACCTGTCCGCCGAGTCGTTTTACTTCCCTGAGAACGCCGAAGTGTATCGGGGGATCATGGCGGTTCGTTCGGCCGGCAAAGCAGTCGACTTCCTTACCGTCGGCGACCAAGTAGGCACGCTGCCGGATGGCGCGCCGGCCTTTGCTTACTGCGCTGAAATCGTCAACGGCACGCCCAGTGTTGCCAACGCCAAGACCTACGCCGTCATCGTGCGAGAGCGAGCAGTCGAGCGAGCCCTGTACGACCTCGGCGGCCAGGCCATGGAGATCGCGCACAGCGAGCAGGACCTTCAGACGAAAATCGCCGCCGTCCAAGCCGCTGCGATGGCCATCGATTCCGGCGCCGGTGATGACGACATCGTCAAAGTCGGTGATGTATTGGTCGACCAGTTGGAGGTGTGGCAGGAGCGCCATGATCGTCATGCCCGCGGTGAAACCCTGATCGGTCTATCGACCGGCCTGCGCGACTTGGACGAGAAGATCGGCGGCCTGCAACCTGACCACCTGTACATCGTGGCCGGGCGTCCCGCCATGGGCAAAACCACGCTGGCGATGGGCTTTGTGATCGATGCCGCCGTGCGCCAGAGCAAGTCTTCACTGGTCATCAGCCTGGAGATGAACAAGGGCCAACTGCTGGACCGGGCAGTGGCTTCAGAGGGGCGTATCCCGCTCAACCTGGTGAAGAACGGCACAGCTTGCCAGAGCCACGGCACAGAGCTCGCGGCGGCGGCCGGAGTACTTCGCCGCGCCCCGCTGTACATCGCCGACCGCGCGGGCTCGTCGATTGGCCGAATCCGCTCGCTGGCCCGCCGCCACAAGATGCGTTACGGCTTGGACTTGCTGATGATCGACTACCTGCAATTGCTGGAAGGCGAGGGCGGCAACCGCACGGAAGAGGTCAGCAGCATCAGTCGTGGGTGCAAGTTGCTCGCCAAAGAACTGGGCATCCCCGTGGTCCTGCTGAGCCAGCTTTCCCGCAAATGCGAAGAGCGCCCCAACAAGCGGCCGATCCCTTCCGATTTGAGGGAGTCAGGCGCCATTGAACAGGACGCCGACGTGATCCTGTTCGTGTACCGCGATGAGGTTTATCACGAAAACACCGAAGCCAAGGGCATTGCCGAAATCATCATTGGCAAGGGGCGCGATATCGAGATGGGCACAGTCCGCACGGCCTTTCTTGGTCAGTACAACCGCTTTGAAAACCTTGCTGCTGGGTGGAAGCCAGAGCCCGTCGAACAACCGGAAAAGGTCACCAGTCTGGCCACCCGTTACCGTAAAAAGGAAGCGTTCTGATGGACTCTAACCGACTTGCTGTCCCTGTTCTGACCAACTACCGCTTCGCGGTGTTTTGCTGCTCGTTCAAGATGGATTTGAGCTATACGCCAGACCACGCCTTGGCACTATTCGCTGATGAGGCCATGGCCAAGCGGTACGGCGCGTGGATGTGGCCGACAACGTTCGAGGTGGTTGACCGTCTCGCCCAGCCGGAGACTACCGATTGAGCGCTCTGATCAAGACCCTGACCGTGAAGCTGTCGGACGCTGAAATTCAGCGCAACGCGAAGCTTGAGCATGTGCGCGACCTGCGGGACGCCAGTCACCCTGCGTTGCACTTTCGGTTTGCGAAGAATCGCGCGCGTGGCTCCTGGTACCTGCTAAACAAACGCCAGTGGCACCGCATCGGCGGCTTCCCCGACCTGTCCACCAAGCAGGTGGTCTCGGCGTTGCCGGCGGTGCGCTTGCGCGTGGCGGCCGATGGGGCGGCGAGCGTTTCCGGTTGGGTCACCGTGGGCGAGTTGTTGGACTGGTTTGCCGATCGCATGGCTCGCTCCCGTGCGCTCTCGGCCAAGCGCCGCGCGGCCGGCAAATCGGCCATCAGCTGCCAGCTCAAGCCGCGTCTGGATGATCTGTTGATCCGCGACGTCAACGCGCAGACCCTCGACCAACTGCTAATGTGGCCAGCGCAGGAACAGCTGTCGCTGTCCTACGTTCAGCAGTTGTATCGGCTGCTCGCGGTGGCCTTTCGGCAGGCGCGCAAGCTGGACCTGATCCCGGCCAACCCGATGGCCGAGCTCAAGTTCATCCACTTCACTACGGCGCGCATCCTGCCCAAGCCCGCCCGCCTGCGCGACGTCCAGTTGCCCGAGTTGGTGGAGCAACTGACCGAACGTTTCGACAGTGCACCAAGTGACGCCATGCTGGCCCTGATGATGCTGTGCCACGGCACCCGCATCGGCGAAACCCGCCAGTCCCGTTGGGCCGACATTGCGCTGCCGGAACGTGAGTGGTTCCTGCCGGCCGAGCACACCAAGAGCAAGACCGAGCTGCGCGTGCCGCTGACCGACCAAGCCTGCGCATTGCTGCGCCGCTACCGTGATCGACAGGCTGCCCAAGGTTACGAGGGGCCGTTCCTGTTTCCATCCCGTCGAGGAAAGTCGTTGAGCGAGAACCAGGCCAGTGCCGTATTCACCCGATTGGGGCAGGGCGCCTGGACCAGTCACGACCTACGCAAGGTGGCCCGCACTGCCTGGACTGACCTCGGTGTCGACGGCCACATCGGCGAGATGTTGTTGAACCATTCGCTGGGCAAGATCGCCTCGACCTACATCAACACCCAGGCCAAGGAGCAGCGTCGGCTGGCGTTGGTGAAGTGGCACAACTGGTTAGATGAGCGCGGCTTCAAGGCGATCCACCAGCAGACAGACGTTAGATATGAAGAATCGCAAAACCTCGTAGACGCCTTGAATAGCGTGGCCTGCGAGTCCATTCCGCAATTTGTTAAGGGCGAGGTTTAAAAATGATGATTCTGGTGGAAGACACCCCGGGCGGCCTCGCCATAAATCCTCTCGACGTCGCCACGGTTCGGGTTGAACAGATCTGCGGCGACACCTGGCTTCATATCCTTATGAAGTCCGGGGCCAGCTACAGCCGCTTCCATTCTCCAGATCACGGGATCGACGCCCATGCCATCTACAAGCAGATTTTGGAGGCGCAATGAAGAAGCATGGCCCTGCCCTTGTGCGTAGTTTGATACCGATGACCGAGTGCCCGTCATGTGCCGGAAAGGGGGTGATCAAAGGGCTGCTTCATGAACTCGATTGCATAGGCTGTCATTCATCCGGCTTCGTTCATGCCCAGACCTTGGAGCCGCTCTTGATCGAAGACCTGGTGGTCCAGCTTGGTCGGATGATTCGTCGGGTGCGCAGTCAGTCGTTCGGCAATAACCCAGCACGCTGCATCATTGATGAGTACCAGCAGAGCAATAGCCGCGGCGCCGGCCGCTCGACTTACAAGGGGGATTGAGTCATGGGCATCTATAAGGACGTGATGGGTACGCTGGTCCGAGTACTGGCCGCCGACAACATCGACAACAGCACCAAGCAATCATGGCAGAAGCTGATTGATGCCGACCTTCGGCAGGGCGGAACCGGCAGTTCGTTGTCCGTGCGTGACAAGTTCGACTATGACTGCTGCCTCTATGCGCTGCTGCACCGTCAGCTTGAGCCGGCTCAGTGGGATGTTCTGGTAGCCAAGTACTCGACCCACAAGGCGAACAAGGTCGCCGCCATTGGCCGCCTGGTGGCCCGTATGGTTTCCCCCGCGCCACAACTATTCGTTTACAAGGCGCTCACTGCTTGGGCCATCCCCAAGCTGAAGGGTGTCCAGATCGGCAAGCGCTCCACTGACATGATCGTATTGCCGGCCGAGTTCTACGACATGAACACCTGGGACATGGAGGGCAAGCCAGAGTCGACACGCCGACGCTGGAAGACTGGCATCGCCAATCGTCTTGAGTCTTTGGAGGAGGCCGCAGTTATCCATGCGACCGAGATTTTCGACCGGGAAGAAATCTTTATTGATGCTGCTTGACCTAGTGGCGGAATGATCGTAATTTAACCCCATCATGTCGATCTTGCGCGTTATGACAGACGACACATAAAGCCCAGCCACCCGCTGGGCTTTTTGCTTTCTATCCCAGGCCTCGCCATCGTGCGGGGCTTTTTCGT